CACATCTAATGGAAACAGTAAATCAATATCTTTTGGATTATCCTTTTTTCCGACAGAACCAACAATTTTTGGTTTAAATTCCTTTAAATCATCAAGCAAAGAATTAGCAATAGAAACATAGTTTTTGAGTATGCTAAACCACATATCAATGCCCCCACCTAAAAATATTTATTTAACATCATTTCTAAATGTTTTATAGCATCTTCCATCTCATATTCTGTAATTCCTGCACTTCTTCTAAGATTTTCTTCATCTTTACTCGTTAAAGAATTATTTTTCATTCTTTGTAATAATTGTTTTCCTAATTCTGCTACTTTTGAATCTGGTAAATATTTATATTTGGGGGTATCAGGCATTCTTCTATCTATTTTGGAAGGGAATTCTTTCCCTCTTGGGGTAATGTTTCTTCTAGTGTCAATAAACATCCAATAAATCTTATCTTCCGTATCTTTATAATTAGCGTAGCCTTCATCCATTCGCATTGAAAAATCTTGGTCTGTTTTAAGAGCCTGTTTAATTGTGGGTTTTGCTTCATTTTTATATGAGGATTTTTGTTCAGGAACGACCTGTGAACCGAAGAAAGCATAACATAAGGCTTCATCTAATCTAGGAGTCCAATGTAAAGTGCTATCTTCATACCTTCTATTTTCTGGTAAATTTGAAGTTTTTCCTTGTGCGCCTTGAAATAATTTATTAAATTTAAATCTCATGTCATACGGTTCGCTGTCAGTTTCTCCGGGATTTACAATTTCTCCATGTATAACATATGGCTTTTTTAAAATATCCCACCACATATTAATGCCCCCACCCGTTTAACAAAGTGTCAAACAAGAAACCCATGATGTTGATGTCAAAAACACCAAGGATGTTTCCAATAAGGAAACCCGAAAGACAAGCGCAACTGCCCCAAAACCATGCTCGCATTTTCAAAAAGAAAATATCAGCAGAATGCGCTCTTTGTTGATTATAAGCATAATCCGAATCGGAAAAGCCCATCAAATCTCCAAAGACCACTCAACCACCGCCTTATTGAAGGGCGGCTAAGAACTCATTTCCAACGCTATTTTCTTCTTCCTGTTGAATAGGTTGATAAAAAGTAGTATTGTATTGCTTTGCGCTTTCACGCATCTTTTGTCTTTGTTGTTCGTCCCTAGCCTTTCTTTCCCAGTATGCCGCAATTTTACGGTCTAAGAGCCAAAGTTCAATTTTGTCGTTAAGGGATAGGTCAAAAATAGCCTTCATAACCATAATCGCACCAATCGTCCCTAAGCCAAATAGAACTGAATGCGCTAATGGGCCATATGGGAAACTCATGCCGAAAGCGGCATATGCCCAAACATTTGTTCCGCTTAATGCACCAACAAATAAAATGGTCATAATTAGACGAGTATCTTGACTTAATGCAACCATTTCACTTAGCCTCCTTATCTCACCTTAAGCAAAGTGAATGAACACATTTGCATTACCAGAGGTTTCCTCATAATAAAGTCCTTCAGAACAAAGAACGCTGTGCATATCAAATTCAATATTTTGAACAGCCGCACCATCCAGACTTAAACGGGCTAATTCTTTACCCGTATTATCGGTTCCATCAAATATCTTAACTTGACAAGCAGACCCGCTATCATTATTAACATGAATAGAAACTAATTTGCATTTACCAGTAAAAATTTGTCCACTAGCCGTCAAAAGGCCACTACTTCTACAACTCGTCATTTTAAACAACTCCGTTCAACCTGTCTATGAGGTATCACCCTCTTAACCCTATCGCTAGGATTATTCGGTCAAAGACGATTTTTTGCTCTTAGAAGAGGTTTTTTTCGTCTTTGGTTTAGCGGGGAGAAGATATTCACACAATTTATCATGTGTGTCAAAATCTCTTCCTAATGCTCTTCCTAAGCGAGTTAAGTGGGAAGGCTCTAATTGCTTTAATTCATTTCTTTCACTTTCTGCAAAAGAAATATCAAGACAATTATCACCTAAATATCGCAAAGCGTCTTGAGTAGGAATATCTAAAGTAATGTTCCTACTTAAGACCTCTCCATTAACCAATAGGGTTTTTGACCGAGAGCCTTGAGAAAGTTTAATTGTAGCCAATTAAACCACCTCAAAGGAGGCCAAAGGCTCTAACTCTTACTGTTCCAGCATTTCCTGCTACTTCTGCGCCAGTAGCCAAAATATACGCTGTTACGGTAAAGGAGGAATTAGAGGTATAAGCCCCATTTGCTGCACAAAGAAGTTTAAATCCATTCAATGCACCTTCACTTCCAGTAATAACAACTGAAGAAATAGATGACAAACCCAAAGAAGAAGCAGTAATCACTTCTCCAGTAGGAGTAAGGGAAGTAATATCCAATGCTGCATCAACCATATATTCGTCGCCATTGGCTCTTGGCTTGGTAAAACCTTTATGGTCAGCCAGTAAAGTTACGGTATGCGTCATTTAATCACCTCAAAGGAGATTGGTAATCTTTCCTTGGCCCTTGAAGTAAGAACAACCAGTTTCAGCCATTGTGCGGTAAAGAGCCTTGTTTCCAAGAGAACCGACACCGAATGGGTTTCCGTTGCTGATACCATCTTCAAAGTATTGTGTAGGCTTCATCACAGATAGCCACAAATGGTCAGTATCAAGGAAAAGCATATCACTAATCAAAGAACTGTTTGTTCCAGTAGAAGGCATAGCCGCAACAGGAATCAAAGGAATGTCGTAGTAAGTAGAAACACGGAAACCGACTTCTGCACCCTTAACACCACGAACACCGTTCACAGTAGGAACGATTTCCTTTCTATCCATGAAACGCTCTTGAGCCTGAAGCAAGTCAGAAAGCGTTTGAAGAGTATCATATCCCGTAAGAATGACCTTTGGCGAACCACCAGCAACACGGAGTCTGCGAACCATGTCGTTAATCACAGTAAGCGTCAATTGTCGTGCTTCTGCGGAAAGGTAGCCATCACCGAAAGAAATCTCGGAGTCTAAATACTCATTACCAGCCGCACTTCGGAGTTTTCCGTAAAGAGTGTCAATTTGTTGGTCAGTAGCCGTTCCAACAAGGTTTCCTCCAGCATTGTCAGCCAATTCATCAATTTCAGCAGAACTGCTCACAATCTTGTAAAGAGAAGTGTATGCTCTATCAATGGCGTTTGCCGTAGCATATGCCGTAGTCGGAGAATAGTTCTCCAAAGGCATAACAAGCATTTGATTCTGCACTTCAGCGTGATGCTTACCCATATCCTCTCTCAATTGCGCTCTAATATCACCGATACCATCGTCAATTTGAGCCATTTCCATAGCCAATTCGCTGAAAGCAAATTGATGAGCGATGATTTTTGGACTGGTAAAGAGCGTATCATACTCAGGAGCAATTGAAATCAAACCATCCGTATTTGAATCAAGGCTGGCGTTTTCGGGAACACCACCAATTCGGTCAGCACGAAGGGCATCAGCACCATAAAGTGAATCAGCGAGAGCCGTGTTAGAAGCGGCAGAAATGTCCAAAAAGTTTCCAGCACCACCAGCAGGTCGCTTTCTGAGGATTCTCCAACCACTTGACGAATAAGGACGCTTTGCGATAACAGACAATGCGTTGCATTCTCGGTTTAGCATAGACCAGACCTTTTGGCCGTAAATCTTGTTGTAAAGGTTTGCATTAATACCCGTTGGGTCGCTTAACGAACCATCGTGAGCGACATGAATACCGCTAACGGTTCCTGCCGCTTTAAGCAATTGGTTGCTAATATGACCAGTTGCGCCCGTTCCGTAAGTTTGTGCTTCTAAATCTGCAATAGTGTTAATATATCCTACCATCTTAAATCACCTCAAAGGTTTCCTCCAACCATTTTATGAATGTCAGCCCAATCCATTTCGGCTAATTCTTCCATAGTAGGGAGTTTGATTTGGGCTTCTTCTTGAGCCTTAATGATGCTATCTCTTTCAGTCGTCAAAGACTTTCGGAGAGCAGTAAATTCCTGCTTAAGAGAAGCAATTTCGCTTTGTGCATCATATTGCGACTTAGCGAGAATGTGTTCTCTTGAAGAGGTTTCAGCATTGAAACGAGCCTCAAATTGCTTTTGGAGGTTATCGTAAGCCAATTTCTCCAATTGTTCTTGACGGAAAGCCTCGTAAGCCTTCTCAATGTTTCCAACGGACAAATCAAGAGTTTCTAATTCTTGGTTGTCAAATGCCTTAACAACGGGCAAATCCGATGCTCTTGGCTTTCCGTTGTCAATAACGACTCTATCGGCAGGTTCACCGATTTCAACGCCAGCACCGTCAAGGGTAGAAACATAAGCCTTTGCTTCGGAATCACCGTAGCCCATGCTTTCTTCATCTTCTTCCATCGGCATACCCTTTTCATCTGCGGGCATATCCATACTTTCCTCTTCTTCTTCTTTACGGAGCATATTCACTTCTTCCATCAAAGCGTCTAGTTCCGCTAATGCTTTTTCAATTTTGGTCATATTTTTCACCTTTTTATCTTGCTTTAAAATGTCAAATTTTGCTTCTGGATTAATTCCTTTTTCACAAATAGTGACTTCGTGTAATTCTAACTTTGAAATTTCATTGTATTGTCCAAATTCATCATTGGTTTTCTTTACTTTTTCTAAAGCCTGTCCTCCAATACTGAAACTTCTTAATGAACCTTTTCTAATGCCTCGGTTAATTTCTTTGGCTTTTTCAATATCATCTCTTAACTTAATAACAACAAAGAATCCAACATCATCAACTTCAGTTTTCCATATTCGTCCTGTTTTATCTCGGTATGATTCAACAACTTCCCCAACTTGAACATTTGAATGATTAGTCATTACATTTCTAAACTTGGGGTTCTCCATATATTTTTTAACAGCATCATTGAGTGCTTTAAGTGTAATTAAGTCATTTTGCTTATCAACGATTTCAATGCTTGCATATCCACCAATCATTAATTCGTCGCTTTTTAGAATCCTGAAATCTTGAGTTGTGTTTCTCATCACAGCAGAAGTCATTCTTCCTCACCCCTACTAACCAATATCCAGTATATAAAGAACACCTAATCCTCAACAGGAAGGGGCAATTTGTTATACCTATCCTCATAAATATTCCACTTTCCTTCATCCCCGTCTTTATCAGCAGGTTTTTGTTTGAATCCTGTCCATGCTAACCACATAGACTGTCCATCAACTTCAATGACTCTATAATGCATTTTAGTTTCAAATTTATTGCCTTCTAAGAAATATTCATGGTAGCCGTCCCTTTGAATACCTAGACGAATTTTACCAGAATCTATAAGTTTTCCCTTAGAAACAGTCTTTGCTACTTCTGCTGGATATTTACCAGCCGCACCGAATAAGTCAAACATCTCTTCTTCATTTTCAATGTTAATTGTCCAGAACATATTTTCTGTTTTAAGTTTAATTGCTAGAGTTAAATTATCATCTTCTCTAGCATAAATTTTAAATTCTCCTTCTCTTAATTCAGGAGGTGTTTTATATTCTCCTTCTACTGCTTTAATATCCTCTTTTAGCATAGCATATTTATCACTAAAACCAGAGTCTCCGTGAACGCATTTTTGATATTCTTCTAAGGCTCGTTTTAGTTCACCTATATCTACCCCATCTACGGTAGTATCAAAAAATTCTTCAACTACTTCCACTAATATTTCACATTTTAAAGTATCTACTGCATTATTCATGGCTTGCACTTCTGCCTCATAATTGTTTTCCCAATTATCCTCTTCAAATTCTTCTGGTCTTGACAAAACATCTTCATATAGTTTTTCATAACTGCCATAATATCTAATATGAGCGTCTAGGGTTTGTTTTCTGTTTTGTTTAATGGCTTCCTTTAAATTGCGACAACATTCATCATCTTCGTTTGTATCAATTTGAACTGCATCATCTTCTTCTGCTTCTTCAATGATTTCTTTAGTGCGAACCAATTCAGCCATTTTAGTTAAACTTTTTTTAATTTCCTCTTCCTGCATAATTTTATCATCATCAGCAGCAATTTTATTATCTTTTTCACTAATACCGTCTCTAAGGACAGCCCATTGTTTTAATTTCTTTTCACTAGAATCAAGAACTTCTTCATATAAGTCCTTATGTTTTTCTTTCAAAAAATTATGTAATTGTCTCGGAGTCTGTTCTCCATTTAATTTTAGGTGCTGAAACATAGCAACAGTTAATTCACTTTGTTTAGTTTTCATAATGTCCAATGCCTGTTGCTTCCACATATCTAAATCCATAGTAGCGTTCTTAGACATTAAATTATTTTCTTCATATCCATAAATAGTAAATCCATCTAAATCATATTTTATGATTACATTTGCTTCTCCGTGAATATGGTCTGTAATTTTAATACCTTTCTTAAATGCTTCAACATTATAGTTTAAAGATTTTTTGGTGTCTTGAGACAATAATTCCAAAGTGACTAATTTATCGGGATGTTCAACTTCAGGAACTTCAATTACTTTAGCAGAAAATAAACTATACCCTTCTCCTTTCTTTTTAACTTCATCCACTTTAACTCGGATAATATCTCCAATATCAACAGAAATTTTAGTATTTAAAGCCCTACCTACATTTAAGTATTGTCTTTTATTAACATCAACTGTTCCTTCCATTTCTTCTGTGATTGGCCCAACACCAACACTATAAGAATAAAGATTACTCTTGGTCTTTTTCTTGTCAAGAACAATAACATCTAAATCAACAAACTTTTTCCATTTAATCCACTTAGGATTTTTCTTTGTTCCGATATAATAAGTTGAAGTAGAGTCTTTAATAACTACTCCCTCAGAAGCAGGGTTTTCCATAATTTCTTTTGAATACTTTTCAATATCCTTTAAGTTATCTGCTTGTCTTGTATCTTTCTTTGATGGGAAAGCAATCACTTCATTTGTTTTTGAAGAATAATTGTTGAATAATATAGTCATTCTATTTTCTAATTCCTCATCAGCGAGAGTTTGAGATTCATGTCGTATAATATCAAAGACATGACAACGCAGTTTTGCATCTTTGTATTTTCCTTTGAAAACATGAGCGATAGTATCTGCTCTATGCAAGGGTTCACCTTCATCATCAAATAGAACTAATTCACCATCTAAAATACAATCACCATATTCTTTCTTTTTAAGTTCCTCAACTTGTTCTTTACATTTCTTAGTAATGTCTTTTTCATTATAAGAATATATTGTAACTTTGTCATCAATTTTATGTAATTGAACTCTCATACCATCATATTTTTCTTGAACATACCAATTTCCACTAAAGCCTTTTAATTCATTAATGTCATCTATTTCAAATATTCTATACATGGGTTTATTGGGAACAATAAATTGTGAAATTGATTTTTTCTCATCACTTGGAACAGACTTAGAAAGACCTTCAATATCAATTAATTCTTCCCATTCTTTTTGTTCTTTCTTAGAAAAGAAAATTAGTTCTAACATATCCATAGCAGCCTTTACTTTAGATTCAACTTTCTTTGAGTCTTTTCCATCCCCGTAATGCTCAATAATATAGAGGGCTACATCGTCTGATTCTAGGTCAAGTCCGATAAGACCCTCCGTAATTGTGTCGGGGGTCATGCCTTTAACCTCATAAATGTCATCAGATAGTGCTTTATTGTTGTCTCTTATTGCATAATGCACAAACTTAACCATAGATTCGGGATTATCTAACAATTCTTCAAGAACACCATCCTTGAACATGGAGGCGAAGGGGTCGTCCACAATGGACGAAGAATAACGAAGAAGTTTAATATTTTCAAACAGTTCTTTAGCCTGTCTTGAAGTAGGGTCTTTAGTGTCCTTATCTTCTAAATTTTTTTCATCAATAAAGTTCCGCATTTCTTTTCCTGCGGCATCTGTTTCATTATATGATTCAATGATAGTATCAACTGCTTTACGCCAACGACCACTATACTCATTAGGGTCTTGCTTTGCAGATAAATAGGCTACTCTTGTCTTTTCAAATAGACGAAGAATTTCTTGAGAAGGTTGTTTATCCTTCTCAATAGAAGCCAACTTCATACTAATCATCTATTTTTTTGGTATTCGGAGTCTAAAGTTTCTCCTGAATATTCCGAATCATAAGCAATCGTTTGTTCAGGAATTTGAGATAATTCGCTTTCAAGTTCCATTAATTTCTTATTAACTTCAACAATTCTATTCATCATCTCATTCTGTTCATCGGGTTTAGCATCCTTGATTTGTTTAGATAACCCAGTAAGCATAGCAGATAAACCATCAATTTGTCCAATCAATCTCATTCTTTGTTCATGGTCTAACATAGGATTAGTTTCATAATCTTCAGGTAAAATGTTCTTTAGAATCTTAACCATTTTAGTTACTTCACCAGCATAAGCATGAAGAGTAGTCGGGCCATCATTTGATTCTGCCTTGTAGTTGTAATTTTCAGCCTTTGGTCGCTTCAATTTAACTGCTTCTGAATCATCATCTTCTGGACTACGGTTGTTGTCCATTAAGGATTGATAAAGCATTTCTTTTGCTTCTCTTGCTTTTTGAATCATAATACTGATTTTTCTTTCTTCTCTAGTAACTCTTTGAGGCATTTTAATCACTCCATCTTTGAAACCATTTTATGAATATCAGACCAATCCATGCTAGAAACATCGGTAGTGGGTAATGAATCAAAACCACCAACAGTATTATCCATAGCAGGTGTTGGACTTTGTGAAACAACAAGACCCGCCTTCATCAAAAGACTGTCTTTTGCGTAGATTGTCTTTTCTAATGCTTCAACCTTTGCGGTCAAAGCCTTGATAATTTCTAAAACATCTTTGTTAATACTTTCTTCTGTCATAATATCACATTCCAAATTTAGCCTTGCACCTGTCTCTTTCTTCCATATATTCTTTTTCAGACATTCCGCCCATTCCAAATTTCTTATTCAAACGGTCTATACAGGCAAGATAACTTTGAGAATCTAAAGTGCTTCCCCTCATGGGCTTTCTTCTACTTCCGCCTCTAAATCCTGCTGAACTCAGTCCTCTTCCTTTTGATACTTCATTACAGTCATCACAACCGCAACCATGTGCCTTTAATATATTTTTCCAACTCATTTCTTTTCCTCTCCTTTTCCACTAGGATAAACTAAATCTCTTAATTGCCGATAGAGTAACTCATACTCCTTACGCAACTTCGTAGCAGTAGCCACAATATCAATGTTGCGCTCATCCATAGACTTCATTTTTTTGTTTAATTTCTTATCTGACTTAGTTAAATCTAATTCTCTAAGAACCTCAATAAGTTCACCTAATTTAGTAAAGTCTTGACCGAAAAACTCAGTTGGTTCTGCGGCTTGAAGAGTTTTCTTTAACTTTTTTCTTCCTTTAGCATCTAAAGAATCAAGAAGTTTTTTAGGTTCTTGTTTTTTCTCTTTGAGAATAAAATTATCACCATCACCATAATAGTCCCAAGTCATTACTCTTCCTCCTGTGGTGAATCTTTGCCTTCAACTAAACTATCTAATTGCTTAACAATATCAAATAGTTGATTTTCTTTTTCTTTAAATTTATCAGAAACTTCTTCAAATTCCATTAATTCATTAACTGGAATTGTAGGGAATCCTTCAAAGAAGCCATCAACAATAGTTGTTGCAGTTGGATTTTCTTCCATAAACTCTTTAAAACCCATGTTTATTTGTCCTTCAGATTTTCTTGAAATTTTAGACATAGCAGTAGTGTGTTTCCTCATATAAGGTAACAAAGTAATTCCTTTTGTTAAAAGTCTTTTAACTTCAGCAATAGGTTCCATTTGTCTAAAACGATTTAAATAACTATTGAATTTAGAAATAGTTTCATTACTATCAAAAATATCAACATCTGCAATAACTCTATGGAGTTTTCTTTTTTCTGCTTTAATTTCTTTTTCTAATTCTTCAGTTGCTTCTTGAACATATTTTTCTTTGTTATTTTTAATATCATTCATCATATCCATTAATTGTTTAATATTTTTGTCTCTTTTCTTTTTATTATCTCTTTTGTTTTTTGATTTACCAGAAGAGGCAATAACCGTTCTTAATGAAGTATTTAGTTTTTGAATTTTCCTAGCAATAAGTTTATCTTTATCTGCAAGTATTTTTTCTAATTCTGCAATTTTTTCTTCATAAAATATTTTAGATTGTTGAATTTCTCTTTTATCTTTTTTAATTCTATCAATTCTTCTTAATGCCCTTTCATATTCTGCATTTGTAGAGCCTTCTGTTCTTCTTCTCGCTCTTTGTAGCATTCTTAATCGTTCTGCTTTAACCTTGCCTCTAGGAACAAGATTCCTTGGTTGCCTTTTATATTTTTGAACATGAAGTAATCTAAACATTTCTAAGAAATCAATACTATCAACAACTGTTCCAGATTCTTCAACAGCCATTTCAAAATCAAGAATAGTATTAATATTAGATATTAGTCTATTAACATCAATATCTTCTCCTCTTTTAGTTTCTTCTCTTTCTTTTCTTGAAATAGTATAGGACTTACCTGTTAATATACCATCAACTAAGTATTCTCCATATTGTTCTTCTAAGTAGTCGGGATTATTCTTAATTGTTTGAAGTAAAGTAAGTAATTTAGAAGATTCACCTGAAGTTGCACCTAATCTTAAGTAATCTTGCATGGCTCCTCTAACAGTTAGTTTATTTTCTTCTTTAACTACTTTAATTTTATCAGAATTTCTAACCATATCAATTAAAATATCAACTTGAAATTCAAGTTGTGAAAGAAACTTATATGCAGAATCTTCTTTATTTTTTCTATCAACTGCTTCTCCTAATCTTCTTTCAGAAAGAACTCTTTTCCTAGCATCTTCTTCTTCAACTACACTATCATAAACTTCATCAGCATCTTCTTCTTCACTTAATCTTTCATCAGCCCTTCTTGCGGCTTCATCATCTTCTTCTTCTTTAGCAATACGAATGTATTTACGATAGGAAATCATATTTTCCGAAGTGATATTATCCATCAATGATTTTTTAAGAATAGAAATACTTGCCCCTTCTTTAACTAAAGCAGCAGTAGTGTCATCTAAATCAGCCTTTCTCAAGACATTTATCAAAGATTTGTCTTTGGCTAATTCGTAGAACATTTAACCACCTCAAAAGGGAATGTTTTCTTTCTTTCCTCTTTTCCTAGAAGGAAGGAGAATAACATCAGGATTATCAGCAGAAGAAGGTAAAGATTTATGAGAGGAATCTGGAGGAAGTCCAACAGACATATCTTTATTCTTTTGAACCTTATTATTTTCTTGAGCCGTCATAGCCTTAACTTTGGCTAACTCTTGAGTCAATCTTCTTTGCTTTTGGTGTAAATCTTCGCTCATAGTTTTTCCTCCAATGTTCCCTGTGTTCTTTCTAAAATAGCAATGATTTGTTCTTTGGAAAGGCTTTTAATATAATTAGTAGCCCTATCAATTAAATCTTCTCTTGTCATTTCAGCAAGATTAGACATATCTTCTTCAAAAACCATATCTAAACTATCCACTCTTCCTCTTGGATTTAGGTCAGCAATAGGATTTCCTCCCTTCATTCTTGTTTGAGTGGGTCTTTTGACCTTATTACTCAAAACCTTTTCAGGGATTTCTTTACCCCCTCCAAGTTTGCCTTTTCTATCTCTTACTGCTTTTAAAATATTTTCCCAATTATTCATCTTAATCAACTCTCCTTTCGGTTCTGTTGTCATTGTTTTGATTACCTGCATCTAATGGTAATCCCGAAAGTCTCTTATCGGGTGCTACGCTCATCCTGCTTTTATTCCTTGTGGCGGGTGGGTTCTCTTGAGGTTTCCCTCCGCCTTCCATAGCCTGTTCTTGCATCTGCCCTAGTTGTGAAGCATCAATATTTGTTCCTGCATAGGGGTCAGGAGCCGCTTGTTCTCCTTCACCTTCTGCTGGCGGTTTTTCTTCGGGTTCAGGTTTTTTAAAAGTAAAGTTACCATCTTCATCCATATCAACATCAAATCCTAAATTTTTAGTTGATGCTGCGATATTAACTTCTATTTCACGCTTACGAAGAACAGCAATTTCATCTTCTTCTTCGCTCGGTGGTAATTTCAAATCCCAATCTGTAATTCCAAATTGTTTAACAAGGAACGGAAATACATAATTATTATACACAGTTTGTGCTTTTTGAACTGCACGATTTGTTACGAGGATTTGCATACCTTCATTGTTTAATCCACCGCTTGTAGTGTTATCAGCCATGAATACTTTACTTACACCATAGAACGCTGAAATTCTATCTCGCAAATCATCTTTAACAGAAACATAATCCATTTCCTTAAGACTATCCATGAACTTAATCCATTCAACTGCTCCCTTACCACTTTCTGCTTCAATTCCCATAACTGGGATAAAATGAGGGTCAGCCTCCATTTTTTCTTTTACTGAACGCCAAAAAGAACGCATTGAGTCCATATTTCTAGTTTGAACTGCAAGTAATCCTCTCGGCATTCTGCTCTTAGTATAAGATTGATTAACATAGTTTTCCATAGCAATAAGAGTCATAATATTATTAAATAAAGTAATAACAGGAGACATACCATAAAGACGAGAAGGACTATATTTACTAAAATGTAATACTTCTCCCTTTAAAAAGTGCTGGTCTTCCCCATTTACTCTATTAACATAATGAATAGGAAATAAATTACTATCACAGACTTCACATCTTTCGTGAGGGTCAGGATGAATGACTCCACGATGATTTACACAAGTGAAACCTTTAGTTCCTCTTTGTCCATTTTCATCACTATAAATAAACATAGTAACTGGGTCGCCACGATAAATTTCTTTAATTCTATGCATTCTAATTTTACCATTACCATCAATAAAATATTCTTTAACCAAAACAATGTAAGCATCGTCCATGATATTTAAATCATCTTCAAGTTCTTGAAGAACATCAATAAATAGTTGTTCAGATTTATTAACATATCCTTCAATGAATCTTTCAGCATATTCTAATTGTTTAACATCAGGAATTTTTAAATCAGGACTTTTACAACGAGAACATTCTTGAACAGGTCTTTTATGTTCTTTTCCACAAGAATTACATAGTGCTTCATAAGACTTTTCCCAAACATATCCTCTTCTAAAAACTTCTTGTTTTAGTTGAGTAATACAAGTTCTAGCAATAACAGATTGATTAACAATATTATAGATAATTGGGCCAGTCATCATGTGATTGGTTTCCCTTTCTTGGATGCCCATATTGAAAACTTTTCTATCAGCAGGTTTAGGAGTTTGCCTCCTAAAGAGGTTACTAAAACTAAATCTTCTGCTATCTTCAGCCATTGATTACACCCCCTGTTTAAAGCCTACGCTATTCCTGCCTATCAACGCTTCGGTTAGGGTCGTCCACTATCCTCAACATCATACCTTTCATTACTTGAACGAAGCATTTCTTCAAGAATACCCTTTAAACACATAACTTGCTTTTCAGGGCGTTTATATCCAAGTTTAAGATAGTAGATGACCATTCTTTTATTAATATCAGATAAATTACTAAAGCGAACATATTTAGTTCTATCTTTTGGTAATTTATCAGAAACAATTCCTTCTTTTAATTCTTTCCAAGTCATTGACATTAATATCACCACAATTTTTTACAGGCTAAACATTTAGGAGTAGTAATTCTTCCTTTACATTGGTCACAGTTATGTCGTGCTTTGAAATTAGCACGACGCTTTTTGTTAGTATGTGTTCCGCCACCACGATTCTTTCCTTTTCCTTTGTAATTACCATAACCCTTCGCACCAGCATGAATTTTCTTTCCTTCGTGAGTAAGCATCATAATTTTCTTACCTTCCCTATCAGAAGCATAAACACGACCAACTCTCATATCTTTTTTGTCTTTCTTTAAAATTTCTTCCCATACCATAATATCATCTCCTAATAAGGCTTTGTCCATAATTTTGCTTCATCAATTTTACAAGTCCAACAGCGTTTGGAAATAGTTTCTTTTTTACATTTTCTACAAACGGTTGCGTATCTAATTTTTTTAGGCAGTTTTGTTCTTACTCTATGCTTAAAAACATCATAATGTCTGCGAGGCATTCAACCTTTCCTCCTTTTATAAGTTTTACAAGCGGCACAGGTTGGTCGGCATCTTTGCTTTGTTCCTTTAGAAGCATCCTTTCTTCCGCAAGGTTTTGTTCCTTCCTTATCATCTTCGCAAGATTGACAAGAAACCCAACCTTTCTGTCCATCTCCACCTCTTCTTGAAAACCAACCGTGAAGTCCTTCCTCTTTTTCTCTTTTGAAATTATCTCCGCCTTTTTTTACAGAATTACCCCAATTCTTTGCACCGACCTTTCGGCATTGAACCAAAGCACCTGAAGCATAAGCAGAAGGCCATTTCTTATAACGACTCCGCACCTTATGATAACAGGCATCTTTTTCCTTTATGAGTTCTTCAAACCATAAGGACATTTAAATCACCCTTCCAAACGCTTCCTTTTTCTTCCACATATAACTTAATATATGTATGCATTCTTCCTATCGCATAATTGTAATTATTTCCTGATTCATACATATAATCTGCTATTTTTAATTCATGTAAAATTTTATTAAGTCTTTCATTGTCGTGTGATTTTCCTCTATTTAAAGATAAAATGTTTTTTGCTGTTTTAATAATATGTTCTACTGCGCTATCATCTAATCCTTTCTTTTGTCTTAAATAAGGCGTGGAACTTTTAATAACTGTTCCGATTTGTTCAAGCGAATCCATCACAGAAATTTTACAATTATCTTTATATTTTTGAATATCGTCAAGATTAATATTTTCTTTTGTCCAATCAAATCCTACATGGTCTTTATGATTTTCCCACTTCATTAATTTAAAAATTTCATCACATCTATTTTTATACCAGTCTGCTTTCTTGTATGATTTCTTCATACGAATCAATTCAAGAAGCAATTCAGCATTACCTTTCTTTAATCTAAAATGAGGTAAGCATTTTGTTAAAAGATTAGAAACATCTGCCTGTGAATAAAAATTTAAACGATTAATAAGACGAGTATCTTGTGGTGATTTTTGGTCTAAGTGCATACGGCCAAAACCAATTGATTTGTGCATTTCTTGCATAAAAGCCTTACCTCTTTCACCAGTAGCAACTAAACCTACTCTTGGGTTCATATTACGGTCAAGAGTAATATAACCATCAGAGTCAATAAACGCAGCAGTATAAGCCCAAATATTTTTCTTTATCATTGAAGGAACTTTATAGTAAGAACCCTTCACAGAAACAATATCTAGTTTTTTAATTGCCTTTGAGATAGAATTAGGGCTTGCCGCTTTATGTAAAGTAGAAGGCATTCTTTCGTGAATACTTGACGCATTAATTCCTGGATTTTCACAAACCATTTTGAGAATAAAATCATTTTGTCTTTCATTTTTTGATTTAGTAAGTGATTGGTCAGTAATTTTGTTAATTGCTCCTCTAAAATCTTTTTTAGCAGAACTCATAGTTTTATGTAAATCAGAATATTTTTTTCCATAAGCCATTCCTGTTTGCTCAATTTCTGCCTCCCAAAACTTACAAAGAGCATCAATAGTCTCTCTTCTTAATTCAGCACTTTTCATCTTATGGAGTTTTGACAAATCTTTTTCGTTATAGCGCATCTTTCTAAGTGGAATCTGATAATCATTTAACCAAGTTATAGAATCAATACACTTATTTAAATGGTCAGTATAAGCATCAATCATTGTATCAATTGCTTTTGACATTCGTGTTCGGTGTTCTCCTTTTAATGCACGACGAGCCTTTCTCATCTTTCTAACTAAATCGGGAATAGTATGTTCTTGAACAATGTATTCATTAGGAAATTCAGTTAATCTTTTTCTTGCATCACTAGCATTAATGTTAAAAGAATTAGATAATTTAACGATTTCTTCATGCTCAGACATTACATAAGAATTACTAAAAACACTCTTTAATTCAGTATCTAATTGTTCCTCTATGGTATCTTTGACACTCTCTTCTTCTTCGTCTAAATCGGCCAAACGGTTCATTTGTTCAGCCGCTTGTCGGTATTTATCTGCCTGTTCTGTCATATAAATACCTCAAAAGTTCAAGCCTATGGTGGACGAAAAGCCCTGTTGTGGTCGTTGTGGCTCATCACCAAACAGTCCTAAATCATCAAGGAGTATGAAGTTATCCGAGGCTTGGTATGTGGCCGCATTTGCTAAAGCAAGGCTCATCACCATGTCGTCATGCGCCCCAATTCCCTCAAACTTTCCTCGTTCAGTAATCGCAAACATTGACATTTCTTCAATCAATAATGAAGAAACTTTTCTACTCTCTTCGTTGCCGTATGGAAAGTTAATCTTTCCATTTTCAAGAGTCATCTGTAAATTAAGAATAATCTCCTGTTTCTTTCTTCGGGTTGTATCAAAATCATGAACATTTACATCAGCAACTTGCCGAAGTTCTTGAGTAAAGGATTTAGCAAATGTGTTTGTTTCAAACAGAATAACTTCTGGTCTAAAGACCTGATTTAGTAATTTTACCTTTTGAATGTTTTCACGAAACTGAACATTTTTTGCTCTATCAACATAGACAATAGATTTATTTTCATTAGCGTCCATTTCAATGACAGTAATAACATTATAGTCGCCATCTGTTGAAATAGCAGGGTCTACGCCAATAAAATACTTATATCCTTCACGCTTCAAAGGCTTCAATACTAAGTCTTTATTCTTAGCATTCTCTAAATGTTCTGGACTAAACAAAGAAGTTCCTGTTGAAATCGGAACACACATATATTCTCTTGTGAACATCAATGAACCAACTTCCGCCTTACGAGCCATTAATGCTTCATAGTTCCAACGCTCAGGCCATAGCGGTTCGTTTAGTGCGTTTAAACAGGGGTAAGTTCTAACAGTATAAGCAGTATTTTCTGCTAATTGTTGGTAAATATCTGTATAACTGAAAGGAGTTCCAATGACACGCAAAGAAGCGGTGTGGTGAAGAGTAGGAATCATATCACCATAAAACCAATCAGTCACTTTTTGAATACCTGTCATACTAAACTCTTTCAAAGGGTCGTCAATAATAATTTCTTGAGGGTGAAGCCCACGAATCTGCGAACCAACCGACCTCTCAAGGATTTGGTTTCCATTGGTTAATGTAATGTTTCCAATAGCCCAACCTCTTGCGGGTTTAAACTTCTTAAGCATTGGATGGGTGAACATTTTATCAATGTCTCTCATGTGAACGAGAGTCTGCTTTTGGTTAGAAGAAATATAAAGCATTTGATATGGTGGCTCTTCAAAAATTAACTTCCATACAACCCAACTGTGCATAAATACAGATTTACCGTGGTCACGGGAACAAATAATAACTGTTCTTTGGGTAGTGTTCATTAATTCGTGCCATTCTTGAATATAGGAAGGAAAGTCAAAACCTAATACATTTTGAAAGAAATACGGAAATGAATTGCGGGACAATTGCATATCCATTTCGTGTTCAAAATTGAAGGCTTCTAATTCCATTAATACGCCTCCTCAAGTAATTTATCTACTTCTTCTTTTTGTTTTTTACCGATAAAAATGTTTTTCTTTCTATTATCTAAAATAGTCTTGTCAATCATCGGTCTTACATGGCCTATGGGTAATCGCCAGTTAAGTTTTGTTTGTAATATTTTATCTATTCTGTCTCTTGCATTTTGCTTTCTCTCAGCAGGAGATAGTGTTGAAGAAACGGCTGGTTTAGTTTCAGGCTTTTCTTCTTTTGGTTGTGTTTCAGGCTTAACTTTACCTTGCTTAAATGCTTCTAGGCTTGTTAAAAGTTTATTTTTCTCTTCTTCTGTCATTTTTTTATTACGGACTTCTTCTAATAATGCTGCCCCTAACTGCTGAATTGCTAATTGTGGGCCTAAACTACTCATAGTGACTCCATATTTATCTAATACTTCTTTTACTTCTGCAAAGGTTTTTTGAGGAATAACTTCTTCTTCCCACATAGGGTATTCATCTTTTACATCTCCCCTTTTATATCCAGCATCTTCATCAGAATATTGATGTTTAGGTTTTCCATAATCACCGTCATAAATTGTAGTGAAAACTACTGCTAAATCATAAGGATTTGTTGCTTTACCTGCACGAGAACTAGTTTTTGCCTGTTGTGGTAGGGTATCTCCTTTACCAAGCATTTCAAAAACAATTATTTCATTTCTGTTAGGTTTAATATAAAACCAACCATGTTTAGAAGAAGGAGGATTACTTAAAATCTTTTTTGCGAACATATCTAAATCTTCTTCTGTATATATGTCAGTATTTTTAAGATATTGTTCACCCCTATAAATGTAATGCCCACTAACATAAACTCTTTCGTTTGTTGGAACATCTTCGTCCTTTTTAGCATCTCTCATAGAAACAGGTGCTTTACTTTTATATCCGCCAGCATCATGTGGCTTATAAAAGTCAAAATCAACATAACTACTATCTGGCCTCCACTTAAGAATATCTTTCCAAGACTTCTCAAAAGTTGGGAAAATATTCTTTGGTTCTTTTGGTAGTCTCCTATTATTTGGTTTTCTTCCCAATCCTCTCACCCCATATTTTCCATGAATGTTAAGAAATTTTCTTCCTTTTGGAATACCTTGTCCTCTTTTGACTTTACCGACCATTTCTTTGCTAACGCCTGTAAAAACAATAGCAGTTTCAAATCCTTCCAAATTAAGTTTCTTATCTGCGGTTGCTGTGTAAGGCTCTCCTTGTTTGATAACATCAATCATAACATAAGTATTGTCTTGCTTTACATTTGTTCCAAAGAACCAGTATTTTCCTTTCTTTAGATTCATCTCAGTTAATTTTTCTAACCAACCTTTCATTAAAGTAGTCCCTGCATTTGGTATTCTGTCGCTAACCTGTCTTAAATATTGCTGAGAGACAAATGCCTTATATTCTGCTTTACCCTTTGACTTAATATTTTTGTCTTTAAATCTGTCTCTTGTTCCTAAGTCGGGTGCAGGTTCTCCCAACTCAAAATCATCCCAAGTGTTATCGGGTAAGTATTTGAGAAGATTAAACCAAGCAGGAGCAGGGTCGTCAAGATAGATACACTTAGCAAACTCACCCTTACCACGAATAGAACGAATAGCCCAATTACCATTAGGATATGCACTATTCCATTCATTAACTACTGATTCGGGAAGCATTTGTTTTGCTTGTTCCCAATTCTCGCTATCTGGAAAAATCCATCCATTCTGTTTTGCAGTAGAAATCCAACGAGCATTATTACCATCCCTATGTCCAAAAGCAGCAACTAAAGGTTTAGATTGATTTAACTGTGGCTCTCTCGCATCCTGTAATGCACGATTATTTCCACCTATTTCTCTTCCTTTAGCACTAGCATACATTCCACCAACAACAGTATGTGATGGGTGTTCTTTGAAGCCGACTGTTGATATTGCTTTATTATCATCATCAACACGAATAAGCCAGTTATCTAAAGCATAAAGACCAGTTTCTAAATCCTTTCTGCGAGTATAAGGGTCGTCAGGGTTATCCTGAGCAAACCTTCTTTTCATATCTTCATATGAAAATATCGCAGGAAGAACCTTAACCATCAAACATCACCTAAACGATGCTTTGATTAGATAAACCTGTTCACTACTAATACCATATTCTCTTGAAATATTTTCGTGAGAATCAACAGCCTTAATAATCTGTTCCACCTCAAATGAAGTCAAGTCAATATTATCATCAACTTGAAGTTTAGTAATCATCTTATTAATACCGTAATCATTAAGAGGAATTTGTCCGTAAATAACTTGCTTTCCTAATTGTTCTCTAATTGCATCGTGAGCCTTTAATAATTTGTGAAGAAGAACAGGTAAGTCCACTTGAGCCGACTCAAAGATAGCCTTCAAATTGTTATATGCTTTCTTAGAAGCAGGAGATTTTTTCGTAAGAATACCTTGATTCATGTCTAACCAATGAGGCAAAGCAAAAACAGGGAAAGGTTTTCGTGCTTTGAAGTCTTTGTAAAATTGCTCGGCTCTTTTCTTAATAGACTTACCATCAAAGTCTTTCTTTTCTTTTTCCATGCTTCCAGTTTCTCGCATATAATGATGCAATAGTGCGGCAGCATAATTATTGTTTTTCTCTTGAGTGCCTTGACCAAAAATTTCAGTTAATGCGTCAGCAAACTCTTCACCATCAGTAATCAAACCAGAATCAATTTTAACTTCGGGCATAAAGATAACATTGAGAAAATCAGCAATAGCATTCATATCCCCAACATCAATTTCTTCTCTTGAACCCTCAAAAAGAGTATCATACGCACCAGACATAACAGTATCTAAGCCCAAATCAAGACTTAAGGTTTGCATAACCTTTGAACCAATACTAGAAGCAAAATTAGGCATTTCAATAGGTAGCATACCACTATAAATCGGGTCAAAGAAATAAGCAATAGCAGAATCCATCATCTTCTGCAAGTCACTTTTAAAACCTTCTAATTCTCCTCTTAGTTGGCCTTTTTGATTTAAAGACAAGGGAACCTTTGCTCCACCAATTAAACCAACGGTTGAACCTTGTGCTTCTCTTGCTTCAAAATCACTACCTCTTCCTCTTCCTTTGGAACTTCGGGCTTCAACCTCCATTCGGAAATCGTCATCACTTAAAATTTCATATAAGTCATTAAAGAAATTTTTAATGTTATCAATATTTTGAACACTAATTTTTTCTCCATCAACAAAAGAAGGGAATGAATCTTCTTCATAAATTTGATTAAACTTAGCATTATTAAGAACAGAAATAGGCAAGGCCATAACATCAACTTCGCCTTCATCAAGAATCTGAGTATCTTCAACTTGTTCTAACCATTCTTCAACATCTCTAGTAGTTTCTAAAGTAACTCCTTCTCCCTCATCTAAACTATCTAAAATATCATCAAGAACTTCAAGAATTTCTCTTTCCATATCTTGAGTAATAGCAATTAACTTTTCTCCTCTATTATATTCATAAACCAATAAAGGGTCAGTTGATTCTAAAATATGTCCTAATTCATCTTTCCAAGTGTATTCTTCTCCTAATTCAGATAAATCAACAGTATCGCCTTCATTACTACCTCTAGAAAGAGAACTACTCATATCCTGTAATAGTTCTTGGTTCACATCTGCGGCATCAAATTCATCTTTGTAATTTCCTGCATTAGTTTCTTTAGTAAGCATTCTATCCATAGCCAGTTTATAAGAAACAGCGTTAAAGAAACGATGATAACCAGACTCAAATTTTCTATCAACATTATCAAACTTAGCAATATATTCTAAGTTTAAATCATTAAACCGACGAGACAAATCATCAAACTTAGATTGAGTAGTCTCATCCCATTCAATTTCTCTAACTTCAATAAAGAAGTTAGCCATATCTTCTTCAAACTGTTCATATAGGCCACCAATTTTTGCCCAGTAATTATATACTTCAATACGATTGCTTTTCTTAGAAACATCAATCGCTCCTAGAACACTATTAATATCAATAGTAAAAGAACTATATTGAGTAGTTTCTAATCTATCTTCAAGAACTTCTTTTACCTTTTCAAGATTATATCTTAATTCTTCATTAATTAAAGATGTAGGGCCAAGCATCATATTTAGTTCTTTCATCACTTCTGCTTTGGGACTCCTAACATCAATGCTTCCTTTAATTTTTTGATTTAGTAATTGATTAGAAGAAACTCTTGCTCCTTGATTATATAGATTTAAAGACATAATGTTTGAAACCATTCCAGAAGACTGTTGTTGCGAAGCCCGTTCCTGTTTCATAGGCTTGGTTTTCAATTGTTCTGTAATATATTTTCTTGCTGCTTTTCCTTTCTCAGCAATACCCGATAGTGCTTTTTCTCTTTCGGAAGCATCTTCAATTAGCCGAGCCTTATCTCTAAGAGAATCGGTAAAGCGATTTAAAATAGAACGCATCTCGGTTCTTTTCTCGGCGGTTTCTGCTCTCGCTAATCCTTCAAGCCTTTCACGGCTAAGGTCTAGCATTTCTTTTTCTTCCTTTGTTAATTCAACCATCCTAATCACTCACTTGTTGTCTAATGATGTTTGCCTCAAGGAACCTTTTATTAGCAAGAATAACTTGGTTGTCTGGGAATGAGGCTGGATTTTTAACAAATTTCTCAAGATGTAATTTAAACCCTTCAATAATCTGTTTTTTGATATTTTCTATAATGTTAGGCATATTGTCATTTAATTTCTTAGCCGCCTCTTGCGCTTCTGCTGAATCGGGGTTAGCGTCTATGGTCTTAAAGGATTCCCTTACTTCCTCGTCGCCAACCAACTCATCAACTTGAGCAAAGAAACTTAAACTTCTTTCGGGAGTAATTGTCTCTAAAGCAGATGCTTTATTTTCTAAAGTGTCAGCGAGTTTTATTAAGCCCCCACTATCCTTTAATTTTTTACCCATCATAATAATATATGCTTCAAAATCTTCCATGTTTAAAACTTCTTGACGAAGGGTTTCAGTTTGAGCAGAAATATCTATTTCTTTTTTACCTTCTAATCTTTTCTCAGTTTGAGCAATATCTCTTTTGAGATTCTTAATTTTTTCTTCTTGTCTTGAAATAGATTCAAGTTTATCCTTCGGTAATTTTGCTTTTCTTCGCATGGCTGTTTCTAATTTTTGTTTAAGATTAGAAAGTGTTTCCTCAGTCTTTGTTTTTGCACTTTCGGATAACTCAGCAGTTTTACCTCTAACTCCTTCCTTATATGCAGTTTTGGGAGAAACTTGTTTTAATTCTCCTGTTTCATCATCAATAACTTTAATTACTGCATAATTTGCTTTTTCTTTACCTGAATACCATCTCATTATTTTTTGTCCAGATTCATCATATTGTTCGTTTCCATTTTCATCAAGGTCAGGCCCAAGAAACTTTGTGTCATATCCGTCTCTAAAATATTCAACAGTAAAATCTTCACCTTCTTCATAAAATAGTTCATCTTCTAAAGAGTTAATATAAGCAGTAGCCTCTTTAATAGTAAAATTACCTTCAAGGAATGTCAATTGTTCTTTTTGTCTATTTAGTGCTTCTGTGGAAATTATGTTCTGGATTCTCTCACTATCAGAAATAATTTTTCTAATTTCAGAAGTAATTTGTTTTCTAGACTTTGAGCCAAGTCCATCAATACTAGTAAAAGCACGAATATTAAACTTTCTATCAGTAGATGTTTTACCAGCAATTAATGCTTGATAAATCTCTTCAATAATTGTTTCAGTTGCCTGTTCTTCTGTAAGTAACTGCTGGACTCTTATAGAATTAAAGAAAGGTTTAGCCCAATCATTAGGAAAGTCGTTTGTAAGAATAATTTTAACAAAAGGATTAACATTTAAAGATTTAGGACTAGATTTATCCAAGAAAATAACAGAAGCAAAGTCAGAACCGTTTGGAAATTTTTTAGGCCTAAATGCTCTTACACTTCCAGCAATATTATCAACCGCACTAATGTATTTCATAACAGAAGCACCAGTAAAAGGCTCAACGATTTCCATTTTTTCGCCTGTTGCTACAAAAATCTTCTTTTGACGAACTAAATCATCAACTTCAACAGATTCGCTGCCTGAAACAAATAACATTTTCGTATTTGTCTTGCTTCCATCGGGATTTCTCATAATTTTGTTGTAAGTTTGCTTAACCCTGTCTTTTTGCGTAATAGTCGCATCATCGTCAATGATTTCCTTTGTCTTTTTGCTTCTTTTTGGAACCATTAGAGCAACTAATTCACCATTATCTTTTAAATCTGTCAAAATTGAGCCTTCTTTTAGTTCTCCGCCGATTGCTTCGGCAAAATCAGCCAAAAGTTGCTCATTTGATGGTGGATTTTCAAACATAATTACAGATTTTCCTGATTTTTCACGCAAAATGTCCAAAGCATCTCTAATATCTCGGTTGGATTGGAGGGTTCTCTTACCTAAATTAGCATTTTGCTCAATTTCTTCCAAAATTTCATCAACTTTTTGTTGATTTGATTGACTTTTGGCCTCCATAGCCTCATTGAGTAGCCTTCTTACATCATCAATTGTCATAAAACTAGCGGCTTCCTTCAATTTTTGAATATTTTCTTGCATTTGCTCAATGGTTTGGTCGCCAAACGGAGGTTGACCGTATAAATCTTTCAGTTTTTGCAGGTCAATTGTCCCTGCATCCACTTGACGAAGCACATCTTTCAATTTTTGGGGCTCAGTTTTAAGATTTTTAATGTCTTCAACTGCTTTTGCTGTTTGAGCAGCATTAACAATTACAAAGGCCAAAGTATTTTTGTTCGATGGAATCATTTTTAACTGCTCAAACCAACTCATTGTAATTTCTCCTGAATTATCTTTTCCATGAAGGAATGTTCTTTTCATCAGTAGTCCAGCCTTCTCCGCCTGTTCTTTCCCATGATTGGGGATTAGAAAAATATTCTTGAATTAATTCCCATAATGCTTTTCTTTGGGGCAAGTTATCTTCTTGTTGCATAATTTCCATAAGAACGCCCGAAATAGTATTAGAAACACCATATCTACCTCTATTGAATTTATTTTTACCTGAAACTTTTTTAAAGGCCGTTATAAATTTATCAACACCAACATAAGTTTTATCCTTTAATTCATATTGAATACCGCTTCCCATTTGGTCTTTAGTCATAAAATCTTTCATTTCTTTTGGGTTTTCCATATCTTCCCAAGCATTAGATTCTTCTAAATAACTAGGGCCAGCAACGCCCTTTCTATCATGTTCAAATCTTGATTTGATTATATCTTTCCAACTCATTGTAATCTCTCCTGCATTTTTTTAGCGTGTTGTATTCTTTCTTCATTTGAGTAAAACTGAGCAGTAGTTTCCATCAATTGATTGAATTGTTCGGGTGAAGCATAATTGACCCCATTACTCTCAAAGTCATCATAACCGACAAACTCTAGTTCTCCAATCAATTCATCTATTGCTTCCTTAACTTCTTTATCAGAAACCAAAGTATAGTCTAACTTACCCATACCCGCCATTGTGTATTCGGGGTCATCTTCCAAATCAATGTTTTCTTTAGTTTCTTTTGCTTGTTTTATTGTAGGTTTTCCTATATTTTTCATAGGTCTTTTTGTATTGGCTTCGGAACCATAGACAGAATAAACTACGGCTTGATTAAAATAAGGAGTCCAATAGTTCGTATCTTCTTCTGATTGACTTCCTTGATATAAAAAGGGAGT